GGCCCTCCCAGACAGGCCGTCAAAGGAGAACCACCCCTACCGGCGGCAGTCAGCTAGCCGAGCAGATCATCTGCATCATCAGAATCAAAACCACCACGGTCATCATCGCCATCGTCGAGGACAGAGAATTCATCCTCCGCCATGATGGTGTGGCCACCCAGGGGCTCACCGTCCTTCACCTTCTGGATATTGCCAAGCCCCGCAGCGATCCCCTTCTTGCCTTGGAAGTTGAAGGGGTACAAGCTGATGGAGACGTTGACGTAGCAGCCTGAGTAAACCTCGGAGCGGTCCATGATGGGCTTTGCACGGCGATCCACGATCCCCGGAGCGTCTTTGGAGGAGGCGTTCAGGAACATAGAGTCGGCGTAGGCTGCATCCTCGTCGCGTTCCAGGTCGCCGTCACGGAGCGGGAGCTTGAGGACTGCGTCCTTGGGGCGCTTGCCCTCGAATTTCTTTGCCACACCCTCGTCGATGGCTTTCTGGATGGCCTGCTCGATCTCCTCGATGGTCTTGGTGTCAGACTTGGGGATGATGAGCGACGCGGAGTACTTGGGTTCGGAGTCGCCAATTGCTTTGGGCTCCCAGACGTGCTCGTAGGAGAGGCGGGCGGGGATGATGATACGGATAGACATGTTTTAAGCCTTTCTGTGCTTGTGTCTTGTACTTGGGGGTTTGGATGGCGCGGGTTTATGCGGCGCCCTGGTCTAGATCATTGAATTCAGCTTCGGCACCAATCTTGATGGCGGGGCGCTTGTCTGATTCGGGGACAAGCATGGGTTTGCCGGCCGGTTTGTGGACCAGCTCGCCCAGCACCTCCTGGAAGGTCTTCTTGCCGAGGTAACGTTCCATCGCGGTGATACCGATGAGCTTCTTATCGAAAACATCGGGGTATCCGGCTTCGATAGCAGCGTCAGCGACCTTCTGCTCGTCGATGTATTTGCGGATGGCACGCCCGGCCACAACCTTGAGACCGGGGTAGGTGCGCCCGTGGTCGACAGCCTGGGCGGTCATGTAGCGTTCCACGTCGGCAGCCCATTTTTTGAATTTGGGAATCTGCTGCATAATCTCCGCCAGCTGCTCGTCCGTGAGCTCGGCTGCGGGAGCGAACTCATACCGAGCAAGGGCGAGGTTTTCCTCTGCGCGGGCGGTGCAGGTTGCGCGGATTCGGCAGAATTGGCACCAGTCGCCGGCCTGGTAATCACCCTCGCCTTTGATGGCCAGGTCGGCCGCGGGCTTGACGATGCTCTCACCCCAGTCGAGAAGGGCGTCGACGGTGGTTTCCCAGGTGCCGATGTTTCCTCGTCTCGGCTGGTAGATGGTGAGCTTCACCTTCTCCAGGTCGTAGAGGTCACCGAAGGTGCCAATGGCTCCTAGGCCGTACAGGCTGAGCTGTGGGTTTTCCTCCACGTCGACGAGGACGCCAGCGCCATATTTGAGGTCGATGACGTGGATGGTGTCGTCGGCGATGATGACTGCGTCGCCGGTGCCGAATCCTTCCGGTACCCACTTGGAGAAGTCCAGGCGTTGTTCGAGAAGCAGTACCGCCCCGTGGGGTTTCAGCCCCTCGAAAGTATCGGTGATGAAGGAGACATACTCGTCGGTGTACCGGTCCATTTCCGTGTCGCGGTAGGCATCGACATCAGCGGGGAGAGTCTGGGGTTCGGTTTCCGGCAGGAGCTTGCTGTGTGCCTTCCATTCGGCGAGCTCATGGGCTGCCGTACCCTGCCGGGTGGCTTCTGTTTCCCTGTGCTCCCCTACAGCGTTGTGGAGGGCGGAGGGGGTACAGTGTAACCACCTGCTTGCGCTAGATGCGGAGAGGACCGCGTGAGCCCTATCGGCGTGCGCTACTTGCCGGGTGTCTGTCTGGTCGGTGTCCTGCTCCTCATCGGGGGTTTTCTCGGCTGTTTTTTCCTTAGTCGGGGCGGTTCCATCAGGGTGGGCGGCCACGTGGTCATCGTCGGGTATGACGCCGAGTGAGCGGATCTTCGGATATTGGAAACGCATGTACTGGTCACCCTTGCCGACGGTGTTGACCGCGATTGATTTTTTGAGGATGGCGTCAAAATTCCGCAGATGATGAATCTCATTCGTGTGAAGCTGAAGGTGTGTAAGCTTCTGCTCTTTGACGGTCTCTTTTAGTGCCTTGAGGTCGGCCGGGTCGTCGGGGTCGATGTCCTGAATAAAAATCAGGGGGAGGTAGTCGCTCATGATGCGAGCTCCTTCTTGGCAAGCTCGAGCACCGTCCCGAGCTTGTCTTCGGGCACTTTCGTGAGCTTCGGTGCATCGACTGCATCAAGGATGCTGCGGACGGCGCTGCGGCCCTTCTCCTTGGTCAGTTTCACCATGGTGTCACGAACCTCTTCGAGGGTGACCGTGGGCTTCGGCGCGGGAGCCGGCATTTTACTCTCGGTGGGTTCCGGCTTTTTCGTCGGCTCGGTGTCGGGCGCGGTCGGCGGCCAGTCGCCCGTCTCTGGGTCGGGCTCTTTTTCGATTCGGTTCGATGCCTTGGTCAAGCCATCAATGATGATGGCGATGAGGTCGAGGGCGAGTGATTTCGATAACCAATTCATGGTCATATGCCTTTCTACTAGGCGTTAAGGTTTATCGGGTTACGGCCGGACATGAGAATGTGGGAAATACCATGCACATCCGGCTCTTTAAGGAGCTGGGCTAGCGCCCCGCGGGAGGCGGGCTGTAAATCATCCCAGTGGGTTCCCCGGGAGGGCCCGGCATGGGCGGAAAGCTCTTGGATTGCCCGGTTCCTGGTGGGTGCGATTACGAGCAGGATTTGCTTGGGGTTCGCAGTCCATAGTTTCGGGTGTTCTCGCTGCGCCCATCGGCTGGGGATGCGCGCGGTGAAAGCAGGCACTAGGTGTCCTCCTCTTCGTCTACTTCTTCGTTGCTGTCGGTGTGGCCATAGGAGGGTGCTGCGTAGCGCTCCACGATCTCCTCATCACTTGGCCAATACATCATGCGGGTCACAGGGTCATCACCTCCCGGCGCGCGGTCTAGCTCGTCCAGGAGCTCCGACACTTTGTCCCTGATGGTCAGTGGCGCATCGGGGAAGACGCGCTGCCAGGTCTCCAGGTATTCGGCGAGGTTCGGGAGTGGGACGAGGCGTCTCATGCGGCATCACCCTGTGGGGCGAGCTTGTCGATGACCGCGCGGGGGAAGCGGATTGCTGTGCCCAGTTTGATGGGCTTCAGCTGGTCGGCTTTTCCCCGCTGCACGAAGCGGCTGATGGTTGCCTTCGACATTCCTAAGATTTCCGCTGTTTCTGTGAGCGAGTAAGTTCTTGGTACACTCAAGGTGTCTCCTTCCTTTTTGCTTTTCTGGATGTGTGACTGTGGGAGCCTCCCCGGCGCGCTGAGTGTGTGCTGGGGAGGTTTTTTTCGGATCGTGGGGCAGGTGCGTAGTGCCCACCACCGGAGTATGGGTGGTGGGGTGCGCCCTTAGTGCTGAGACGTACCCACGGGGAGCAGCGACCCCACGGTCCTTGTGCCTGCCTGGGGAATCGAACCCCAGGTAGTAAACCGTTCAGGCTTCCTTTCGGCCGAGCGTGTCAGCGAGGTTTTCGAGGTCATCCATGATGACGACCCGCCAATCATCGGGGAGGAATTCCACACCGATGTGATACGTGTATCTGTCCAGGGACATGGAGAGAGTGCTGCAGTCGATAGCGATGCTTCTTAGGTGGTACGTGAGCCTGCTGAGTCGTTCCCACATGTGCGGGTGGAGGTCTTCACCGGGGTAGACGGCTCCGGGGATTCCGGTTTCAAGGTCATGGGCTGCGTACTTGAGAAAACCGACGATGTTGTCCAGCTCTTGTTTAATGCCTTTAGCTTCGTCGGTGATTTCAGCATTGACAGGCATCTTCTTCTTCCTCCCTTTCCTCTTCGTCTGGTTCTTCATCAATGGCGATGCGTAGCCAGTCGTCTGGGCTGACGAAGCTTGGCAGCCAGGGCATTAGTCGGCCCCTCGTGTATTGATCGCCGTGTTGTATTCGAATACTGCATCAATGAATATCTCCATGTCTCTTGCGAGACCCGCATATTCAATTCGGGCTAGATCAAGCTCAGCAAGGTTGAAGATCTCACCTTCATTGAGCTTGTCAACGGCCTTATCAAGTGCTGTTTCGAGGTCGCTGAAACGTGTTTGGATGTTCCCGTACGCGTCGCGAATGTTCCCGTCCAAGCGGTGGATTATCTGTTCATCCTGCTCTGCGAGGGTGAGAATCTGGTCTCCACGGGCGTGTTTACGCGCCCAGTTTTGAGTGATCATGTTGCGTTTCTCCTAGATTTCGATTCCGGCTGGGATGGTGGGGTCATTGATGGCAATGCGTAGCCAGGGCATTTAGTCGTTCCCCACGTTGTATAGGTAGTTGTCAAATAGGTAATCGAGCTTGTCCGCGAGGTGGAGGACGGCGTAAACGTGTGCAATTTCCGCCCATGCGTGCATCATTGTGAGCTCACCTTGGCAGCTCGCCGGGTGCCGAATGTCAGTGATGATGCCTTCCGCTTGCTGTAAGAGGTGCTCAGCCTGGGCCTCGTAGGGGGACTGCTTGCTGGTAGCAGCTGTAGGGTCTGCCAGTGGGATGTGTATGTGGGCGGTGGTGCCTGGGTAGTAGGCGTAGTGGTCAGGAATGACATCCGCGGCCTGCTTTATCTCCCACACGGGTGGCATGTCCATGGGCACTTCGATATCTTTAGGCGGGACGTATTGTGTGATTGGTTCGCCGGGGTTAGCAATAGCTGTGAGGTCGCCGGTGTCGCCGATGATGAGGACGAATCTTTTGAATTGCTTCGACCATGCCCACCGTCCTGCGTAGGCGAGCCGCTTACGGGCCGGGAGGTCACCGAGCTGTATGCGCTTTTTCATCCTGGTTTTTCTCCTAGATTTCGATTCCGGCTGGGATGGTCGGATAGGTGATGGGGCCGCCGCCGGTTTTTCTGCATTTGGGGCACTCCATGGTGGGGATGACATCGTGGTGGAAATGGGCATCGTCGTACCCCCAGCCTTCATGCTCGTAGCCGCAGTGTGGGCAGGCGAAGGTTCCCGCGAAATCGCGACGGTATTGCCAGGTTTTGTTTTTCAAATACATGAGAGGGAGGTGTCTTTCTTTAGGTGAGTAGTAGGGCGAGTGCGACAGATGCAGCGGTCATGATCGCAATGACGGCAAGCAGAAAATAGAGGTCGAGGAGATTCATCCGTGGAGCACCGCCCAGATGAAACCGCAGGTGAAAAAAAGAATGATTCCGGCGAGCACAATCATCCCGAGGATCATGAAAAGCGGAAACAGCATGTCAGCGAGCTTCTCAAACTTTTTCGTGAGATCGTCTATGTAGTCATCGTCATCGAGCAGGTCATATAGGCTCATGTCAGATCCTTTCCAGCAGCATGACGATGTGCTTCAGCAGGTCAAATACCGGATGATCACCGAGCTTCATGGCGATGGCCACGTAGGGTACGACAGGCGGGTTAGTCATAGGTTGTCCTCCATCTCCGATTTGAGGAGCTTGAGAAATTCGACGAAGGCTTCGATCCCTGTGGCGTTGGTGTCGATGGTGGCTTCACCATCACCCCATGGTGTTTTCAGGTGGAAGAACTGTGCTTCAAATGGGTCGTAGGAGACTACAGATTCACCATCGCCCTGGAAACCGATAGGCTTCCAAAAGGCGGGGTCTTTTCCGCTAAGAAGCGAGGTGAGATCCTGGATGGTTTGAGTTACGCCGTAGAGGTCGATTCGACCGAGGTCGATGCTCATTTCGGCTTGAAGGCTGTGCGTTTCGGCACTGACCCAGTACTCATTGCATTTGGGTACAGGAACAACTTCGAGGGTGTACTCGTGGCCAAGGTTGTGTCGGTGTTCTCGGAGTGTCGATTCCAGTGGGTGGGTTTTGTAGTGCTTAGTCATATTGGTACTCCTTCCCGTCAATCTTTTTGAGGGTCTTTTCTGCTGTGATTAGCTTTTTGACCGCTTCGTCGTAGTTGCCGTCGGAGAATTTGCGGAGTCCCTCGGCGAGACGCTTATGGGCGGTGGCAACCGTTTGGAGAAGGTCGTCTGTTCCTGTGGGGTTTTCGGGTGCCTTGAGCTTTTCTTCCAGTTCAGCGAGTTCTTTTTCGACATCTTCAGTCCGCCGTACGGTATTTACGAGTTCGACCTCGTGATCTCCGATGATCTGGTACGCTCGGTCTACCGATTTTTTGAGGCGATCGGTGTTCAACTCGGCGCTGGTGCTGATCTGGTTTGCCAGCTCGGCTGTGGTTCCAATGAAGGCGAAAACGGCATCAAGCCGCTCCGCGTCCGTGGCAGCGGCATCAAGAACAGCCAGGAGATTCACAGCATTAACGGCCTGGGTTCTGAAGGTGCTCAGAAGGTCTTCGGTCATTGCTACTCCCCCAGCTGCTTCTCTATGGCGCGGAGCGCATCGATTATTCTGGCTAGGGTGGTGGTGCTCAGCTCGACGCGAATAACTGCATCTCCTAGGCCGGATTCGACCTGGAGGCGTTTAGATCCGCGGCTTGCTAGGAGGGTGACCATCCACCCGCCTGCGTTTGGCAGCCTCTGGTAGGTCGTTTCTTCTTTCAGAATGGTTTCGCAGGCTGTAATAGACTTGTCTAGGGTGTCTGCGGGGATGTATCCGGTTTCTACGAGGAGGCCGACCATAGGGCGGTTGTACTCGAAATAAATGTTGATGCGGTTCTCGTCGTACTGGTCGGGGTCCAGCTGGAGCATGGTGTGCTCATCGAGGGGGATGGTTTGGGAGGGGGCGGTCATTTCCTGTGCTTTCCTTGGTAGTCGTGGGTGAGCGGGTGTAGGCGGTTTTCGCGGGCGAGGACGAATGGGGCTATATCCAGCAGGCGTGGCTGCTTGTATGAGCTGGCGCCCGGGTACCGGTATCTGCGGTATGCGCAGTACTCCATGAGCCGGTCCTGTGCCTCCTCGCCAAGGGCGGTGAAGGTCTCGGCTTCGTCGTAGATGAACCGCAGGCGCGGATAGAGGGTCGGGAGGGGCATTGTTCTCACATTCCTTGGCAGGCCGTGGCGACCTGGTCGATCCATACAGGCGGTGTGCTGATGATGGCGTGGTAGATGACGCCGACGATGAAGCCGAGCGCCCCGGTTGCCCACGCCAGGCGGGTTCGGCCCCGTAGCTTCTGTTCTGTGGTCATTGCTTTTCCTTCGTGTGTGTTGTGGGTGGTTTTTCGCCTCCTGGGGACTGCACATTCCGGGAGGCTGGTGCCCCTGGCCGGAGTTGAACCGGCTAATCCGCTGTGCCCATCCGTTTGGGCTTGCAGGGGCGGGGGTATTTGTATGCGCGCCATGCGGTTGCCACCTCGTTCGGTCACGACCCGGCGGGGGTTCCTGCGTCCCTGCTACGACCGGCCTTAGCCCGCAAATGGGCGGGAGGTGGGTCACCAAGCAGGGCAAGTATTTTGCTGGCGCTATGCACTTTTCAGTTTTCGGTACAGCATGGCCCCGTCACCGGTGTGGCGGGTATGAAATTGTGAGAAGTCTTGTTTAGGCGGCGGAGGTCTCGGCGATGTCGACCATGTCCTCGAACGCCCGGCCGGTGATGCGCTGCAGCTTGGCTACAGACGCGAGGTCCGGTGCGGTTTTGCCGAATCGCCAGTTGCGGACGGTTTGGCCGGTGCGGTCGAGGAAGGCCTGGCCGAGTTGGTCGTCGCTTTTGGCGCCGGTGATTTCGATGGCTTCATCGAGGACGTCGGCGCGGAGGCGGTAGGTCATCTCAGCTCCTTCCTGATGTTTAAGTCTTGTCCGGGGTGTCCATTTCGTGAACGCCTTGTCTATATTATGGACGGCTTGAACAAATTACGCAAGCGGAATTACAAAAATGCTTCAAATCCCCAGCTAAAAGGGTGTCCAAAAAATGGACACTGTGGGCTGTCATAGGCTAGAATGGGCTCATGAAGCACTCCGAATGGATCCACCGAGCAACCGATGGCGCCACCGAACGCGCTGTGGCCAAGCGCATCGGCATCTCGCACACAACCGTTAACACGCAGCTACAGCGCGAGCACCTCTCGGCGGAGAACGTCATCAAAATCGCGGAAGCCTTTGATATCCACCCGATTACGGCTCTCATCGACACCGGCTATGTGGCCGCCAAGTGGGCGATGCTCTCCGATATTCCCGGCGCGCTGCGCGATGCCACTGATGAGAATCTCGCCGAGGAGATCCTTCGCCGTATGAAGCGTGGCACCGCCACTCGTGCGCTCACTACCGATGTTGACCAGCTTGAGCAGGCGCGTTCGAAACGTGCTAAATCGGCGTTCCCAGCTGATGGCATAGTGCGTGAGTGGGATGACAGCATCCCCCATGCTGCTGATAGCTCCCCTGATGAGGACGCTCTACGTGAGGAAAGAGGTGAGGATCTGATTGACTAGTACAAGCGTCGATGCCCTCATCGACGTGGCCGAGCACCACGGCTACATGGTGCGGTGGCACCGGCACGGCCCTAAAGCCGCCTGGCTGCCGCCTCGCACCATCAGCCTGCGCGATGGCATGACCGACGTCGCCACACTCTGCGCCCTCGCTCACGAGCTAGGACATGCAGAAGCCGGCGACCCACCCGGCCACACCGGAACTGCGGAAATTCGCGCCGACAGGTTTGCTGCCAGGCTCCTCATTGACGCGACCGAATACCGGGCAGCCGAGCTGGTCTACGGCAGCCACCCGGCGCGCCTTGCACATGAGCTTGGCGTCACTACCCATATTTTGACCACCTGGGCGGCGCTCCATGAGCACACGCCCGCAACCTAGCAAAAGGAAGGAACCCCTAATGCCCCACTACACAACCACCCGCGACCTCACAATCCCCGCAGAGCAGGCCCACAGCATCCTTCTCCAAGGCCTCCCCACCATCAAAGACGTCACTGTGACTGATGGCGGCAACCCGATCAGGATTGACCGTAAACGGCGCCTGATGGCCAATCGCTACGCTATGACCGGGGTGCTCACCCTCGAGGGCAGCACGCTCCGCATTGAGATTGATGGCATAGGTAGTATGCAGCGGAAATTCGCGGGCGAAATCACCGACCTACTCCCCGCTGACGCGGTTGATGATCACGGCATCGCCGAGGTGCTGGCACGCACGGATAAGTCCGCTAAATTCTTCGCAGGGCTCGAGGTCAATGGCCTCCTCGATGAGATGCGTCCCGGTGAGCGTCTGCATTTCATCACCAGTGGTGTGACCGATGGGAAGACGTGCGCGATCCTGCTCACCGACCGGCGGGCGATCCTTAAAGACACAGGGCTGGCAAGCAATTTCATGCGTGAGATCGAGCCGAAGGCCGTGACCTCCATCGAGACAGGCGCCTCGTTCAAGGGTGATTCGGTGAAAATAACCGCATCGGGGTCGGTCATCGAGGTGACAACCCTGCCGAAGGGGCGCGGTGCTGAATTTGCTGACCGCCTGCGCAACCTTCGGGATACCGTCCATCAGCCTGCTCCCGCTGCCTCCCCTACCCCCGCTACGGGTGGTATTGAACAGCTGCAGAAGCTGGCCGAACTACACGACGCCGGCATCCTGACCGATGAGGAGTTCGCTGCTGCGAAGGCAAAAGCTCTCGGTCTGTAAGGCAAAAAATGCCCCTCCGGGTGGGTGCCGCTTGATAAAAAACACTCACCCGGAGGGGCCTGTAAATCTCACCAGTTCAAGGAAAGACAAGGACGATTGTAGCAGATGAAGCCACAAAAACGCACAACCAAGACGGGGGCTATCAGGTGGGTGGCACGTTATACTGACCCCACCGGCCGGGAGCGCTCACGCTCCTTCGACACCCAGCGCGAGGCGAAAGCCTTCCTACAAGAGCAAGAGCGCGCGGTTCGACGGAATGAATGGATCGCACCCACCGACCTTACCGTCCTTGACCTAGTAAAGGAGCGCGTCCGTCAGGCCACCAATGACTCCACGCGCAATGGCCGGCGTTTTTTGCAGGCCAATCTTGGGGAGCTCGCGGGTATGCGGGTGCAGGCTGTGAAACCAGCTGATATTAGGGCGTGGCTGGATACACTGACCACTGGTAGGCCGTGGGCGGATAACCAGCCCCTGGCAGCAACCACCATTAAAACGTGCGGTGCGATTCTTCACGGTATTTTCACGGAGGCGGTGGAAGAAGATGTCATTTCCCGGCATCCTATGCGTGGGGTGAAGATGCCGGCCGCGGAGGTGGCTGTGGAGCGGTCGGAGATTGTGACAGCGGCGGAGGTCGCTGCGATTATCACCGTGGCGGAGGGCACGGGGGTTGGCAGGTCCCCTAATCCGGCGTTGGCGGCAATGATTCAGGTTGCTGCGGAGACGGGGCTTCGGGCGGGCGAGCTGTGTGGACTCAGGGTGCGGAATGTGAATTTTCTTCGTGGGGAGATTGCCGTGATGGAGCAGATGCACCAGAGGACACACGAGTTCGCGCCCTTGAAGACGCGGGCGTCGCGCCGGGTGGTGCCTGTCGGCGTGGAAACGATGCGGGTGATTGAGAAGCAGCTTAGGCGGGTGCCACGCGCGCCACATGAGACAGTGTTCGCGACAGCGAAGGGCAAGCCGTTAACGTCGGCTAGCCTTGGGGCACAGTTCCGTAAGGCCGCACGAGCTGCGGGGG